ATTACTTCCTTTGGTGGTTTGACTGGCGGTGAAGGCTTAATCGCCAGAACCTTTGACCGCACTCCGACAGTATCTTCAGGGCGTTCAGCATCTCCAGCAGGTACAGCCTTGCGCACACGCCAACAGCGCGATGCAGAGGCAGCAGCCGCTAAGAGAGCCAAGGAAGTTGCAGCCCTAACTAAGAAGCAGGTTGCATCTACAAAGGCTCTGACAGCCGAGCAGAAACGCCAGAACGCACTTAAGAAGGCTGGCACTATCTTTGACTTAGACCAGATTCAGATTATCGCTGCACTTAAGGGCAACATCTCAAAGGATGATCGTAGGCGTTTAGAATTGCAGTTAGCCCTTGCTACAGAGAACGTGGACGAGGTTCAGAGACTTTCTAAAGAATTGGCACTATCTCAAGGCTTAGGTATGGACTTGGCTAAGTTCCTTGCAAGCCTTCCATCTGCTAAGAATCCCTTTGAGGCTTGGAAGTCATTCCTTGATGGCATTGAGGCGCAAGCTGCTCGTATCGCTGGCATGCAGTTCCAGATGGCTAACTTCCAGTACACAGTACCAACTGGCAACTTCACCTATGGACAGGGCAACCCACTCAACACAGACGTATTCCTAGACCCTAGAGGCGGCGCTGGCGGCTCGACAGTTGTAGTTAATGTCGCTGGGTCAGTCACCACATCCCAAAGCCTTATAGACGAGATTCGTGGCGGGCTTAACGTAGCTGCGCTCTCTGGCTCATCCGCTAACGTAGAACGCAGAATCGGCGGCTGGTAATGTCATTACCCGCAACCATCAACGTATCCTTCGACTTCTCAAGCGGAGCAACCTTCAATAGCGGTTTTATTTTTGGAGACCCAGCTTACGGAGTAATTGGCGTTAGCCGCTTTGGTTCTGATGAGACAATCATCCCAGTAGTTGATTTAACTCCTAACGTTTACAACATATCTATCAGCCGCGGGCGCAACATCATGCGCGATACCTACGAGGCTGGCAACGCCACAATCCGAGTATTAGACCCTAACTCTGACTTCAACCCACAAAACACAGCCTCGCCTTACTTTGGCAAGTTAGCGCCACTTCGCAAGATTCGCGTATCTGCCACAACTGCCACTACAAGCTCATGGCTCTTCAGCGGTTATGTACAGGACTACAAGTACACCTACCCACAGGGGCAAGAGACTGGTTATGTGGACATCATCGCTACAGATGCCTTTCGCCTATTCAACATGGCTAACGTGCAGACTATCCCAGACACAGCGGCAGGGCAAAACACAGGCACACGCATAGGCAAGATTCTGGATTACATCGAGTTTCCTTCTTCGATGCGCTCTATCTCGACAGGGCTTAGCACCTGTATCGCTGATCCTGCTACAGCCCGCACGAGCCTAGAAGCCATGAAGAACGCAGAGTTCTCCGAGGGCATGGGCGCTTTCTATATGGATGCAGAAGGTACTGCCGTCTATAAGAACCGCACCGAGGTAGTCCAGTCAATTGGCACAACTCCTATCCAGTTTAACCAAACCACAGGTATCCCATATAAGAACCTTCAGTTTGCCTTTGATGACAAGCTCATCATTAACGATGTGACCTTCACTCGTTATGGGGGCGGTGTAACGCAGGAAGTGTTCGATAACGACTCCATCGCCAAATACTTCCCGCACAGTCTCAACCGCCCTGACCTTGTGGCAGAGACAGACGATATTGTCCTAAACGTGGCGCGTGAATATTTGGTAACCCGCAAGGAAACCAGCATCAGAATCGACTCCATGGTGGTCGATTTACTCGATACAGCAGTACCAACAGATACCATGATTGAGCTTGAGTTCTTTGACAATGTAGAGATAACTAACGTCCAGCCAGATGGCTCGACTATCGTTAAGACACTACAGGTTCAGGGGCTAAAGTGGGATATAACTCCCAACCGCATGACAGCAACAGTAACAACGCTTGAACCTATTGCGGATGGCTTCATCATCGGCAGCAGCTTGTTTGGTATAATCGGCACATCAACTTTGAGTTATTAGGAGCAACATGGCAACCTTTCCAGTCACAACAGGAGACGTATTAACAGCGGCTACCTATAACAGCCTTCCAACCTTTACAGTTGGCACAGCAAACACAGCCGACTACACAGCAGTCCTAGCGGATCAGTACCAAGTCCTAGAGATTATGAACAAGGCAACCGCTATTGCCTTTAAGATTCCAACTAATGCTTCTGTAGCCTTCCCAATCGGCACAGTCATTACAGTCCTCAACATTGGGGTTGGTCTCTGCACAATCAGCGCAGTCACTTCTGGCACAACCACAATTCTTTCTGCTGGGGCAGTAGCCGCAGCTCCAACCATTGCGCAGTACAAGAGCGCAGTCTGCATTAAGACAGCGACAGACACATGGTACGTGGTGGGCGCAATTGCTTAATGTTATTGCTGGATTACATGGTGGCGGACTTTCGCCAATCTCATTTAATACAGAATATCTAGTTATTGCTGGCGGCGGTGGCGGTCGTTTAGGAGATAGCGGCGCAGGCGGTGGAGGCGGCGCAGGAGGTTATCGCACTAGCACTTTATCTTGCTCAACTGGTACAAACTTAACAGTAACAGTTGGTGCTGGCGGAACTGGAAGCGGTTCAACTGGAACTCCTGTCAATACAAACGGAAGCGATTCAGTATTTTCTAGCATTACATCACTTGGTGGTGGTCTTGGCGGTAACGCAGTAGGTGGTTCTGGTGGCGGCGGTAACACAGGCGCAGCAGGTTCAGCGGGTACAGCAGGACAAGGCAACGCAGGCGGTACAGGCGCGACAAGCGGATCAGGTAGCACGTCAACCTACGCAGCTGGCGGTGGTGGTGGAGCTAGCGCAGTAGGCGTTAATGCAGTCGCAGGAACTTCGGCAGGTGCAGGCGGCGCTGGTTCAGCAAGTAGCATTACAGGCACATCCGTCACACGCGGTGGCGGTGGCGGTGGTGGTTCAGGTAAAGAGCCATCGGGCAGCAATATTCCTGCGGGTGCAGGCGGCACAGGTGGTGGTGGAGCGGGTGGCGCTCGCGCAACTGGTTCTGCGGGAACTGTCAATACAGGTGGCGGCGGCGGTGGCGGTGGCTACAGCCCTGGAACTTTCGGTGGCGGTAATGGTGGTTCAGGTATTGTCATTCTTAAATATCCTGACACACGCACAATCACAATTGGCGCAGGTCTTACAGGTTCTACAGCCGGACCTTCAGGTGGGTTTAAGGTAACAACAATTACTGCCGGCACAGGAAATGTGAGCTTTGCATAATGGCACACTACGCATTTATAGATGACAACAGCATTGTCACAGAAGTCATTGTCGGCATTGACGAAACAGAACTAATTGAGGGCAAAAGCCCAGAGGATTGGTATGGCGAGTTTAGAGGGCAGAAGTGCGTTCGTACTTCCTACAACGGAACTATCCGCTATAACTACGCAGGAATTGGCTATACCTACGACCCAGTAGATGATGCATTTATTCCACCTATGCCAGAGTGCGGTCACGATGAATTATCTTTGACCGATAAGAAGAAATGGGTATGCAGCAACGAAGCCCATAGGACACTCCACGATGAGCAATAGTCCATGGCTATGCAAGGCAGGGCAGCAACTAAGGGAGCAGCTCGATGATTCGTACCCAGATCGAGATAGAACCTCGGACGGCTGGATTGGTGATGCTCGACATTCACATCTTAAGTCTGATCATAACCCAGATAAAGGTGCTAAATCAGTTGTTCGAGCCATTGACATTGACCGCGATCTCCATCGAAAGTCTAAGCCCGACCTCATGCCTTACCTTGCAGACCAGATTCGACTCTGTGCGAAATCTGGAGATTTACGAATTAAATACATTATATTCGATGGACGAATTGCATCCAGTAAAAGGCGTTGGGCTTGGCGAAAATATACTGGGAGCAATAGCCACAAGTCTCATCTTCATATCAGCTTTACGAGCAAGGGTGATAACGATGGCTCGTTCTTTAATATACCCATGATAGGCGGAGAATAATGAACATGAAGAACCCAGCAATCCTGACAGCAGGTGCTTTCCTAGCAGCGTGGGGTGCATCTAACTTTGCACTTGATTATCGCTCTGTCCTTTGGGCTGTTCTAGCGGGCGTATTCGGATACGCAACTCCTAAGAAATGAGCGCGGCAGACCTCGCAGCTTGGGCTGTAGGAATTGTTACAGTCCTTGGCGGCTTGGCTGCTTATACGCAGTTCATGATTAAACATTACCTAGCAGAGTTAAAGCCTAACGGCGGCTCATCTATCAAGGATCAGGTTAATCGCCTAGAGGCGCGTGTCGAAACCATAATTGAGTTGTTAGGTAAGTAACACTTTACCTATGGCTAAGAAGAAGGTCATAGACCTAGACACTTACAACGCGCTAGACGCGTGGGCTATTGGGTTACATGAGATGTACCGCGCCCTGCGCAGAGCTGGCTTTGGCGTTGATATTGCTCTAGGCATCATTATGGAACGTGATGCTTACCCTGACTGGATTCTGCCTGACCTGCCTAACCGCATAGATAATATCCCCTACGAGGACGACGACGAGGATTAAATGACAATGAAACGGATAGTAATCCTGTCCGATCTTCAAGTTCCCTTTGAGGACGTGCATGTCACACGCAACATCGCTAAGTTCTTACAAACCTTTAAGCCAGACCAGACAGTCACCATCGGCGATGAGATTGACTTCCAGACCATCAGCAAGTGGTCAGAAGGTACGCCTCAAGCCTATGAGCAGAGCCTTGGCGATGATCGTGACCGATGCGTAGAGCTGCTCTGGGAACTAGGGGTCACAGACTGCATTAGGTCTAACCACACAGACCGCCTTTACAACATCATCATGAAGAAGATTCCATCATTCTTATCCTTGCCAGAGCTTCGCTTTGAGAAGTTCATGAAGTTCGATGAGCTAGGCATAACCTTCCATAAGAACCCTATGGCTATTGCACCCAACTGGATAGCAGTCCATGGAGACCACACACCCATAAAGCAGCTAGGGGGCTTGTCAGCCCTTGAAGCGGCTCGTAGGCATGGGAAGAACGTCATCTCTGGTCATACCCATAGGGCAGGGCGTAGCGCCTTCACAGAAGCCTCTGGAGGGCGTTTAGGGCGTGTTTTACATGGAGTTGAGGTAGGTAATCTAATGGACTTTAGACAAGCCTCATACACCAAGGGAACGGCTAATTGGCAGCAAGCCTTTGCCATCATGTACGTCAAGGGTTCTAACGTCCAAGTGGACATAATCCACATCGAGAAGAACGGCACGTTTATTGTGCAGGGCAAGGTTTATGGCAGAGTCCGCTAGCATCGCTATACCCGATTTAGGGGACGAGAGTTCCGGAGAAATCGTTATCAAACTGTTATCAAAAAATGGGGGTTGTCTGCTGCGCTAGGGCGTATTGTTCTTCTTGTAGCGGAGACACCGACTACAGAAGGGCTCAAAATGTTACTCATCGCTAAATGTCCAAAGTGCCAAGCAACACCACAATTTGATAACGCAAGCAACGATGTGATTGTTTATCAGCGTTCACATTGTCCAGATTGCATCGCCGAGATTACAGGAAAGGCGGTGGCATAATGACTATCGCACAGCTCATAACCCTATTGCTGGTATTCGGATCATTCGCTCTAGGGCGATACTCTGGCTACCACGATGGCTACGTCAAAGGACGTAAGGCAGTACGCAAGTATTACGAATCACTACAGCAGGTCGGTCGATGAACGCCCGTGATTACCTCAACGAAGCGCGAGCTACTATCCAAGAACGAGGACTTGATTACGGACACCCTAGCGACAATATGCAAAGGACAGCCGCACTCTGGGCTTCATACCTCGAAATGCCCATTACTGATTATCAGGTGGCGATGTGTATGGCATTGGTCAAAATCGCAAGAAGCATGGAAACTGCAAAGCCAGACACTTACATCGACCTTGCGGCGTACGTTGCCATAGCAGGGCAA